CCGACCTACAACTTCCCGATCTACGTCGCCGGCACGTCGAAGGGCCTGTTCGTCTACAAGACGACGGATCAGGCGTGGCACGAGGTGACGAACCCGAACACCTCCTACAGCGTGCCGCCGGGGGACTACTGGTCCTTCGCTGTCTACGGCACCCTGCTGCTGGCCTGCTCGGCCGGCACCCCGGTGCAGAAGATCACGATCGACGTCGTCCAGGCTGGCACACAACCGTTCGCGGACCTCGGCGGCAACCCGCCCCGGGCCCGGCACATGGGCGTCGTCGGCGACTTCCTCGTGCTGGCTGGGCTGCCCGATAGCCCGCAGTCGGTGCGGTGGTCGGACAGCGGCGACATCGAGCAGTGGGGCCTCGGCCTCGACGGTCACGAGGCCGACGAGCAGCAGCTCCCCGACGGCGGCGCGGTGACCGGCTTCGCCGGCGGCGAGTACGGCGTGATCTTCCAGGAGCGGGCGATCCGGCGCATGACGCTGAGCCCGGATTCCGGGAACATCTTCGACTGCTCCGTGCTCGAGGAGAACCGCGGCGCGGTGGCGCCCTGGTGCATCGCCAAGGTCGGCCCGCGCATCTTCTTCCTCGACCGGGATGGCTTCTACGCCCTGGTGATCGGCGGCGGCCCGTCGCAGCCGATCGGCGCCGAGCGGGTGAACCGGTTCTTCCAGGGCCGCGTCGACCCGGAGCGGGTCGGCATGACGGTGGCGTTCCGCGACCCGACCGGCGAGCGCATCCTGTTCGCCTACCGGCTCGCCGGCACCGACGCCTCGGACCCGTCCCTGCTGGGCGAGGCGCTGCTGTACGACTGGCTCCTCGACCGCTGGTCGTTCCTCAACACCCCGATCCGCTTCGGCATGTCGGCCGCGACGCCGGACACCTCGGTCGACAGCATCGAGGGGTCGATTGACGATCCGGCCCAGCCCTCGCTCGACGACCCGATGTACCAGGGCGGCGCGACGCTGCTCGCGGTGATGACGACCGACAACCGGCTCGCCGTGCTCGACGGGGCGCCGCTCGAAGCGGTGGTGCAGACCCCCGACGCCATGCTGGCGCGGCCGAACCGGGCCTTCGTGCGCGCGGGCCGCGTCGACACGGATGCCGACGACTGGCGCCTGACCCTGGGCGTGCGCGAGAGCCTTGGGGCCTCGACCCCCGTCCGCTGGCTCAGCGAGTCCGCGCCGACCGTCGAACGGTTCGCGCCGGCGCGCGCGTCGGGCCGGTACCACCGCGCCCGGGTGCGGATCCCGGCCGGCACGACCTGGTCCTACGTCTCGGCGATCGAGCCGGATGCCACGGCAGAGGGCTCGCGATGAACGTCCCCGGTCGGAACGAGAAGGACCTGTCGCTCTTCAGCCGTGCGATCGACGACCTCGCCCGCGGCGCCACCAACGCGATCTCGTCGAACACCTTCACCCTGGCCAACGGGGTCTCGCGAACCGTCGTGCCCTGCGAAAACGGCGGCCCGGGCGCGCTGCCGCGCTGGGTCCCGATCACGGAATCCGCGTCGAGGGCGACCGTGTGGCTGGTCTCGGCCGACCGCCGCAGCTTCACGCTCGGGCACGATCTGAACCCAGCGACCGACCGCACCTTCCGCTTCGAGATGCGCCGGGCCTGAATGCGCCTCCAGCCCCTGTCGATGCCGCTCGCGCCTGACCTCGCCGAGCGCGTCGAGGCATGCCTGGGCGCCGCCTGCGCGCTGCCCCGCTGCGACTTGACCGTGGGCGGCCTGCTCGCGTCCTGCGCCGCGGGCGAGGCCCAGCTCGTCGGGATCTTCGAGGGTGACCGGTTCGTGGCGGCGGGCGTGACGCAGGTTCGCCAGCACCGCGGCGGGCGCCTGTCCTGCTGGGTCCTCTCCCTCGGCGGCCGCGCGGCGGGCCCGTGGCGCTCGGTGATCGCCGCTGTCGAGCGCGGCGCTGCCCGGCTGGGCTGCACCACCGTCGAGTTCGTCGGCCGCCGCGGCTGGGCCCGCGTGCTGCCGGACTACACCGCCGCGCCCTGCGAGCTCGGCCACCACTTCACCAAGCGCATCGGGGCCTGACATGGGCGGCGGCACCAAGACCCAGACCACGGTCCAGCAGCAGAACAACGACCCGTGGGCGCCGGCACAGCCTGCGCTCCAGGGCGTGCTCGCCGGCGCGACCGCGGCGTACAACTCGGGCGTCGGCTCGCAGGTCTACACCGGCCCGCGCTATGCCGGTCTAGGCGACACCTCGCTGGCCGCGCTCGACACCATCGCCGGCAACGCCAACGCCGGCCAGGGCGCGGCCAAGGCTGGCGACAGCTTCCTGACCGGGCTGCTGTCGAATGGCGGAAGCACCTCGGGCATCCAGGCCGCGCTCTCGGGCCTCGACAGCATCGGGAAGATCGACACGTCGCGGGTGAGCCAGCTCGCCGACCAGATGGCGGACCCGAACAACCTCGCCTACTCGACGGCGCGGGCGCTCACGCGGGGCGACTATAACCTCTCGACCGACGGCTACACCGGCCTGCTCAACGGCCTGTCCGGGCAGACGCAGACGGAGAAGTCGCTGCAGGATGCCGCCGACGGCAAGTTCCTCGGTGGCGCCAACCCGTACCTCGACGCGGTGATCGGGCGGAGCCAGGGCGAGGCGGCCTCGAAGATCGCCCAGTCCATGGGTGCGGCCGGCCGCAGCGGCTCGGGCCGGTACGCGGCGACGATCGCCGACTCCCTCGGCGCGATCGGCACCCAGGCTCGCTACACCGACTATGACAACGAGCGCACCCGCCAGATGCAGGCGGCCACGGCGATCGATAGCTCGCGCAACGCCCGCACCAGCCTCCAGCAGGGGCTCTACGGGTCGATCAACAACGCCGAGCAGGCGAACGCCGGCCTCGCCCTGTCCGGGGCCGGCCTCTACAACTCGACGAACACCACGGCGCTCGGCGGCGCGACCGCGCTGGCCGGCATCGACAATCAGAACATCCAGAACGGCATCCAGACCGCCGGACTGAAGCTGTCGGCCGCACAGGCGGACCGGGCCGCGGCGCTCCAGGGCCTCGGCATGGTCGGGACGAACATCGCCAATCTCCAGCAGCCCGGGCTCACCCTGGCCGGTGTTGGCGCCGCCCTCGACGCGGACCGCCAGGCGCAGCTCGACGCCGCGCAGGAGCAGTTCGCCGACCAGCAGGCGTCGCCCTGGAAGCAACTCGGCCTCTACGCCGGGATCGTCGATCCGATCGCGGGCCTCGGCGGCTCCTCAAGCGGCACGTCGGTGCAGAAGATCCCGCAGCCGGGCGTGCTCCAGCAGCTGCTCGGTGGCGGTCTGGCCATCGCCGGCACCGCCTCGAAGTTCATGGGCAAGTAGGAGCGCGTCGTGTCCGCAGGTCTCACGCCGTTCGGCGCCCTCTCCCCGGCCGACATCGCCCGCCTGATGCAGCAGGCGCGGCCGCAGGTCGATGTCTCGGCCGACGACGTCCCGGCGGCGATCCCGCCCGGCTTCACCGGCTTCGTGCCCCCGACGGCCCCGACCATGCAGCCGCAGGTCGCCGCCGCTGCGCCGGCGGTCGAGCCCGAGGCACCCGCGCGCGCGCCGCTGCGCATGTTCGGCGCGCTGCCGCCGCAGATGTCGGCGCCCGTGGCTGCGGAGCCGGAGCGGTCGCCGCTGCCGAGCCTCGTCGGCTCGCGTGCGCCCGCTCTGCCGGTCAGCGCGCCACCCGCGCCTCGTGGTGATGATGAGGCGCCGGCCGCCGCGCCCGCGCGCCCGCTGACTTTTGGCAGTCTGCCGGCGCCCGCCGCTCCGGCGACGACCGGGTCAACCGCGCCCCCCGCCGCAGCCGCCCCGACGGCAGGCATGCCCGCCGCAGAGCCGTCGCTCCTGGACCGGATCGGCGACGGGCTGCGAAATCTCAACGCGAACGGCGGCGGCGACCTGCTGACGTCCCTCGGGATCGGCCTGATGTCGACACCCGGGTTCGGCCGCGGCGCGGCGGCTGGGCTGAAGGCCTACCAGGACAACGAGGGGAAGCGCGCCGCCTCCGCGCTGGCGCAGGCCGAGTTCGGTCTGAAGGCCCGGAAGGCGCAGCAGGAGCAGGGCGTCCAGAACCTGACGGCCCGCGCCATCATGACGAAGCTGCCCGGCACATCCGCCGAGGACGCCGTCGCGCTCGCCGGCAACCCCGATTTCGTGAAGAGCTTCCTCTCGGGGAACTACGGCGCGCCGGAGGGCTACGTCCGGACGTCGACCGGCCTCGTGCCGGTGGCGGGTGGTCCGCAGGACCTCGGGACGCTGAAGGCCCGCGCGCAGGCGCAGGCCGAGGGCACCGCGGCCGGCGCGAAGGATGACGTACAGGTCATCACCCGCCCCGACGGATCAATCGTCGGCGTGAACAAGTCCCGGATCGGCGAGACCGATGGCCCGTCCGCGCTGACCCCGGTCGCCCCGGCGACGGGCGGCGCGCGGGTCTGGGGCACGATGGGCGCCGACGGTCGGATGATCGAGCCGCCCCCGGGCACCCCCGCGGGGACTCCTGGTGCGTACGACGAGAAGGGCATGCCGCACGTCGCCCTCACGCAGGGCACGAACCAGCTTCCGCAGAAGGCCAACGCCGAGCTGGATCAGGCCGCCGTGAAGGCGATCACCGAGAGCCGGGCGAAGGCCGAGGGCGCGATCGGCACCATCGCCGCCATCAACCGGCAGAAGGAGGCGCTCGACCGGGGCATCGTGGCGGGCGCCGGCGCCGATTGGCGGACGCAGGCACGGGCGATCACCGCGCAGGTCCTGGGCATCCCGGACAGCTACGTGACGAACTCGCAGCTCTTCGACCAGGCGGCGACCCAGAAGAGCGCCGAGCTGGCGAAGGCCATCTCGCAGTCCGGCCACACGACCAACATGGATCTCCAGCTCGGCAAGACCATCTCGTCGGGTGACCGGTCCAGCGTCGAGGCGGCCCTGCGCGCCGGCATCGAGGCGCAGGAGATCCTCGCCAAGAACACGATCGCCCACCACAACGCGAGCGTGGATCGGTTCGCGACGCCGGAGACGGCGCAGCGCGCGGGCTTCTTCAAGGTGGAGCAGCCCGAGATCTACCAGTACCGTCCGGCCGCCCCTGATCGCACGGCGGTCGAGGCCGAAATGCGCCGCCGCGGGATGATGCGCTGATGGATCTCTCGAAGATCTCCGACGACGAGCTGCAGCGCCTCTACCAGAGCGCGCCTGCGCCTCAGGCGACGTCCGGCGCCGCGCCGAAGGCCGATCTCGCCGGCTTGTCGGATGCGGACCTGCTGAAGCTGCACCGCGGCTTCTCGGACGCTCCGACCGCAGGCGAGCCGGGTGACGCCTCGGCCGCGGTCGGCCGTGGGCTGATCGACGGCATTCCCGTCGTAGGCCCGTACCTGCTCGCGGGCGCGAACCGCGCCGCCGCCGGCATCCGCGCGCTGAAGAACGACACGCGCTTCTCCGACGAGCTGGCGACCGTCGAACGCTTCGGCGAGCGCACGGCAGCCGAGCATCCGATCGCGGCCGGTGCCGGCGAAGTCGGTGGTGGCGTTGTCGGCGCCCTGCCTTTGATGGCGGCCGCGCCCGCGGCGTTCGGGATCTCCGGCGCCGCGCTGCCCGTACGGATGGCAGCCTCCGCAGTCTCCGGCTCCGGCCTCGGAGCGGCGGATGCGGCGGTCCGGTCCGGTGGCGACCTCGGCGCGATTGAGCAGGGCGCCGCGATCGGCGGCGGGCTCGGAGCGGCCGGTCCGGCGATCGGCATCGGCGTCGGCCGGGTCGTGCGCGCGATCAAGGGCGGCAACCCGGGCGAGCACCTCCTGCGCGAGGCGACCCACGGCCTCACGGAATCCGAGCTGGCCGCGGCGCAGTCGCTGCGCGATGGCGCGATGAACAGCCCGGGCGGCCCGGTCGCCTTGTCGGTGGACGAGGCGCTGAACGCGGCCACCGGCGGCAAGGCGGTGCGAGCCTCGCAGCTCGCCCGCGTGGCGGCGAACTCGGGCGGCGAGGGCAGCCGGATCGCGGGTGAGTTCTACGCGGCCCGTCCGGCGCAGGTCGACAACGCCGGCCGCGCCCTGTTCGACCGCATCGGCGCCGAGCCCGCGAGCCCGACCGGTCTCGGCTTTGACGTCCAGACCGCGGCGCGCCAGGGCGTGATGCAGACGCCGGAGGGTACGGCGCTGTCCCAGGCGCGCGCGGCGACCGGCCCCCGGATCACTCCGGAGCAGGCTGGTCGGACCATCCAGGGCGAGCTCCGCGGTGTGGCCGATGGCCTAGAGGCCCGCCGAGCCGCGCAGGCGGACATCGATTATCGCGCCGCCCGCGCCGCGCCGGAGACGGTCGGCATCGAGCGCACGACCACGGTGGAGCGCCCCGGCGAGCCCATCGTGACGCCGCAGCAGTACAGCCGTCCGCAGTTCGCGGATGGCGCGCCCGCGCCGCTCGGGCCGCCCCCGGGCCGTGCCGACGGCGCCATCCAAGAGGCCGGCCCGGTCAGCCTCGGGCGGTTCATCGCCCAGAACGGCGGCCTGCCGCTCGAGGGCGACGTGCTGGCCACCGACCTGCACAAGTTCGGCATCCCCGGGCTCGGCAACGTGGCGCGTCCGGGCGGGAAGTCGATCGACAACTTCTGGCGCGAGCGGCTGATCGAGGAGGGCTACTTCCGCCCCGACGCCGACGGCGGCATGGCGCGGGACATCTCGTCCGAGCTGCTGCGCAAGCTCCAGAACGAGCAGCGTGGCGTCCCCTCGTACCCGCTCGGCTCCAGCCGGGCGATGGGTTCCGGTCCGACCGCAGGGCAGCTCGGGGACGAGTATGCCGCCGCCCTCTCGCAGGCGGAGACCCGGCTGAACGGCGACCTGCGCGCCGTCGGCATCGACCCCGCCAGCGTCCACCCCGATCTCCGGTCGCGGACCCTCGGTGCCCTGATGCGCGGGGAGACCGCGGAGCCCCTCGACGCGTTCGAGCGCACCGTGAACGCGATGCGGGAGCAGCCCGGGCCTCTCGTGAAGACGCCGACGGTGACGGAGGAGATCCCCGACGTCCGGTTCGGGCAGGTCGACCCGCGCCCGGCGCTGGCCGCCGTCGCGGAGCAGGGTCGCACGGCGAAGGGTGATGTGCGGGGCGCCCTAACGGCGGCCGGCCGCGACCTGCGCGAGCCCGGCGGCGACCTCGACATGAGCGTTGCCGGCCTGCTGCACGCCCGCGAGCGGCTCGACTTCAGCATCCGCGCCGCGCAGGACATCGGCGACGCCACGAAGGTGCGCGACCTCCAAGCCACGCGCTCGGCGCTCGACGCGCAGTTGAAGAGCGTGCCGGAGGTGGCGACGGCCGACGCGAACTTCGCCGCCAACTCGGCCCCGCTGGAGCCGTTCACCGGCAACAACCCGCTCGGCCGCGTGGTCCGGCGGGACGATCTCACCGGCCGCATGGCGACGCCGGCCGAGCAGGTGCCGGGCATCGTCGGCCAGCCGTCCGCCGCGCGCGAAATGCTGGCCCAGCCGGCGCCGAACGCGCGCCAAGCCCTCGGCCGCCACGTTGAGACGCAGATCCTCGACCGGGCCACCGGCGGGAACGGCGACCTCTCGGCGGATACGCTGCGGGCGGCGATGCGCGAGCATGCCGACGTCCTCGACGCCCTCCCCGAGGTGCGAGACCGGCTGTCGCGGTTAACGATGGCCCGCGAGGGCATGGCCCGGATCGAGGCTTCGCCGCTCGGGCAGACCGCCCAGCGTCCGGACGTGGCCGCCGCGACCCGCGCCCTGTTCGCGCCGAACCCCGGGCCGGGCAGCCATGTCGAGGTGGCGAGCGCGATGCAGGCGCTGGCCCGCAACGATGCCCGGGCCGCCCAGAGCCTCGCCAGGACCTACTTGGAGACCGTGTTCAACGAAGCGACGCAGCAGTCGAAGGGGATCGCCTCGCAGTACGGCGGCGCTGGCTTCGCCTCGGCGATCCGGGGCAACGCGCAGCAGCGCCATAACCTCGAAGCGGTGATCCGCGCGCTGCCAGAGGGTGAGACGCGGTGGGGCGGCCTCGACCGGCTCCTGACGACCTTGGAGGCGACCGGCTACCGGCCGGCGAAGGGCTCGGACACGGCGTTCAACCACGCCATCCAGAAGGAATTCCAGTCCGGCAAGACCCACGTCGGGCAGGCCGTCTCAGACGCGGTCACCGGCATGGTGGCAGGTGCAGCGGCCGGCGGCGTGAAGGGCGGCATCGCCGGTCTGGCCGTCGGCGCGAAGCACGGGATCGGCGACGCCATGATGCGGGCGCGGATGCTGAACTCGGGCGAGGCCGTGGCGCGACTGATGTTTGACCCGAAGGCGCTCCCGGACCTGCGGGCGCTGGCGAAGTCCCCGCCCGGCAGCAAGAACGCCGAGCTGTTCACGAGCCGGCTGCTATCGCTGGCGAATGCGGGTGCAGCGCCGGCGCGCCAGCCAATTACGCAGTAGGGGGCGGTACCCGAAGAAGGCGAGCACCAGCCATCCGAGCAGCATCAGGATGCCGAGCGTCCCGACGCCGATCGCGTCCTGCATGCTGGTCATGATCGGCGGCACGTAGGCGTGCAGCAACCACGAGAGGCCGGCCATCACGGCGGTGAAGAGCAGCCAGCAGAGGACTACCTGGGTGCGGGTCGGTCGCATGACGCGACGATAGCACGGATCAGTTACAGGACGTGCTCACCATGGTGCCGGTTCGCATCGAGGTGCAGTTCGCCTGCACGTTTACGGTCTGTGGCTGCGTCGCTTGGAGCGATGCCCCAGCAGCGATCAGCGCATCAGCAGCTCGCTCACGGCGCGCTGCGGCCTCGGCGTTCTCACGGTCCCGCAAGTTTCCTGTCGCCGACAAGGCGACTTGTTGGACGTTAGCAGCGCACGCCTCGAACTCGGGTGTCTTGGCTTTGAACCCTCGGGAGAGACACGAAAGGCCACCTGCGACCTGGGACGCCTCCAGCTCGTTCGCCTCCTTCACCAAGACGTCGCCCCTGTAGACGGCATATTTCGCCTTATCGCCCTCGCCGCAGCGCCAGACCGATAAGTCGCCCGCACCCGCCATTGGCCGATCTTTGCCGTGACAGGCGTCCTTCAGCGCGGTCATCTGGGCCGGGATCGTCACGGACTGGATGCAGCCGCCGAGCGCCAGCAGCCCTGCTAGCGCACAAACCGTTCTCAACCGCATCGTCGTCCCCTCGTCGCGGCGATCAACCTACGCGAGTGGCCGGCGCGCTGGATATGACGTGCCAGCCACACACTTGACCCGACGGGCGAACCGCGGGAATAAGCCACCGTCCGCAGCGCTGCGCGCCGGACCCTGAAAGCCGCTCCGCAAGGGCGGCTTTTGTCGTTTCAGGACCGCCCCCATGCCGACTGCCGCAGACCGCGACGCGCTGATCGCCAGCGCGCAGCGCATCGGCGCGGACCCGCTCGACCTGGCGACCGTGATGTCGTTCGAGAGCGGGTTCAGCCCTTCGATCCGGGGCGGCTCGGGTAATCGGCACATCGGCCTAATCCAGTTCGGGCCGACCGAGCAGCAGCAATACGGCGCGAGCCAGGACCAGAGCTTCGCCGACCAGCTTCCCGCCGTCGAGCGCTACCTGACCGACCGCGGCTTCAAGCCCGGCATGGGGATGCTCGACC